CACATCCTCTTCAAACGCTCTGTCAGAAGAAACTGTGTCGTAAATTTCAGCGTGCTCGTTTTCGTATCTTTGATACTCCATTCCGAAAAGAGCATTCAAACCAGGCTCTAATTCTTTTGCTAATTGTGCTCTAGATATTGCCATTATTAAACCTCTTACGCTAAGCCAGCGCTTTTTTGGCCCATAACGTGGTTTTGTATAACCACGATTACGTTAGTGCCAACGCTTGCTGTATCGGAATTTTCTGGATCTTGCGAAATATCAATAGCTTTCAAAGGAAGCGTAGCTGTTGTAGCTCCAGTTGAAGTGTCTAATTGAATGTTTGAAGTTCCAGAACTTGTGTCACCAACAGGAGAAGACTCAACTACGTCAAAGTTACCAAACAAGTCAGTTACAGGGAATGCCTCATCTGACTGTATGCTAAATTCGACCATTGGGTCATCTATCACGTTGGCGATAATGTCGCTTGCAGCGATGCTACCAGGGTAGTAATTTTTAAAGACCTGTTCGCCAGTAGTAGGATCAGTGTATGAGACACCATTGAAGACACCAACAATTGGTACAGTACCACTTGCAGCATGTCTACCGATAGTTCCAGTAGTGAGTTGAGTTACCAAATCACCTTGGAAGATAGCAGTAGTTGCGCCACTTGCGATTCTGTATCTTTGTTGTCCGCCTGTCCACGGTTGTCCACCGACCTTTCTAACTGGGACCAAGCCCATTTTAGTAGTTTCGTTTGCCATGTTATTTTCGACTTAAATTCCAAACGTTAAAATAAAGAAGAACTATTAATTTTTAGTTCCTCCACCAAATGAAACCTTACTATTCCTTTCTCTAGAGATAGGCATAGCAGGATTCTCTTCACGCATTAAGTCATTGTCAACTGCTGTCATTTGGTTAGCGGTTTGTTGTTGATAATACTGGTCACGTTGTTCGACAACGTTCTCGTCAATTTTGCAGAGTATCAACCCACCAACACCGATGACGCCAGCATGACGACCATCATCAATTGTAGGATAATCGTAACCAGGAACCTCTTCAGGTTTAACTGGCTCCCAACCTTCTCTAAATCTCTTAGAGACGTTACTGCGATCATCGAAACCTAAAACTTCAGCTCGTATCCAACGATACTTGATGCCCGGAGGCGGATCGTTAGGTACTTCTAACATACTTGGAGGAGTCCAAGGCTGTTTGGCTTTTTTAGATTCCCTAGTATCTTCAGACCTAGGAGTTTTGTTAACTGTATTTGTTTCCTTACTCACGATTTTTGTAACCTCGCTTTTTGTATTGCGTAATCTTTAAATGAAACGCCTAAACGTTTCGCCAATCTTTGCTCGCTTGGAGAAAGCTCCACTCGATTACTTTGTTTGCGTCCACTTGATGTTGTGCGTGATGGTGAAGCAACCGTTTGGACGGGTTTTTGGTCAGCTTCCACGTTATTAAACCTGTTAGGCAATTCGTTCTTCAGCCTAGTGTCTAATTCATTGTAGTACTCATCAGAGTTTAAATCAAAACCTTCGCCTGCCAACTCTTCATGAATCGACAAAGCTACGTTGGTAGCTATTCTGTCGGATCCAAACCAAGTATTTTTTTCAGCCCAGTTCTGAGCCTTTGGCGATGGTTCGTTATATTCCTCAACTTGCGGTGCAGGCTGAGCAATCTCTGGTGCAGTCTGTTCTTTTGGAGCGTTAGCTTTTTCCATTTTTGCTCTGGATTCGCTTGCTTCAATAAACTTTTTCTCAGCTATTGCTGTGCTTAAAGCTTCTGTCGCTCTGGCGATTGAATCTGAATCGTTAGCTTCAATCGCTTGTTTATGCGCTTGTTTTGCTAATTCGATTGCAGCTTCGGTTTCGTTTTTGCGACTTTCAAACATATCTTCTTCAAAAGTTTGTTTGCTAGTTTTTAAACGCTCGTTTTCTTCTTGCAGTTGTTTAGCGTATTGAATGGCCATCAACTCTCTGCGTTGAAAGTCTTTCGCTTGCGCTACTGCTTTGTTGATTCGGTTCTGCGCATAGGCAGCTTTCTTTTCGACCTCAGATTTATCTTTGGTTTCTTCGACAACTTTTTGACTTGTTTCAAAGTCTTCTTTGACATCATCTTCTTGCAAAGGTTTGAGTTCGTCTTTGTTATCGTCTAACTCAATGTATTGAGTTTCTTCAGAAACATCCTCGTTTACTCTTTTACCAACGGGCATTGCAGCTTTTTCAATCTGCTCCTCCGATATCTCTGGTAGTTTGTATTCTTCTTGTTCAGCCATAATAAATCACCTATAGAGTTTTAATGTCATCAGGATCTGTAATCGTTCCAATAACTTCATCGTCGTTAATTATCCTTACCTCATGGTTGTCTTCTAGGCGAAATCT